ACTTTGACATCTTCTTCGGCTGCCGCGAAAGTCCTGGGAGAACTGATTGGTACGGCTACGGCTAATAAGGATGGATTAATGCCTGCCGGACAGGTATTTACTAGCCCTAGTCGTGCTTTAAATGCTGGTCAAGTATGCCTATTATCTACTTCTGAATATAGCGTTGTATATAATGTTGTCGTTTGGCATCCATGGAGAGGAATAGCATCATATCACATATTGTTATCTAATGATTCTAGCAAAGCGACATATAAAGTTATAGCATTGTCCAATTTATCATCACAGAAATTTTATGTTACAATAAGTGACGACAAGACTATAAGTATTTATTTGGAAAATAATTCGGAAGGTCCAATGAATTTATCAATACAGCCAGTTACCAGTTTTAGAACTACTCCTGTGATTGCAACATTGCCGGAAGATGCAATTGAAGTTGTTGTTGAATAATAATTATACAATTCATGCTAAAAATCAGAGCTGGGAGAACTGATTGGGATTGCTACGAAAGAAAATAAAGGCTTGAGCGATAGTGTTCAAGCCTTAAATTCTACGATTTATAAAATTTCTACCGGAAATAAGGAAACTGCTTTGTTTAAACTTTGTGATTATGGCAGTAATATTAATCATATATTACATATATATAGCTCACCTAATAGCACATTGGATAGTTGCAACTATATTCGTGTGATCTTATCAGACACATATATATTCGTAAATAAATTATTTGAAAAAGGATATAATAGTATCAGACTTTTTAAAGATGGAAAATCTTTTTATGTTTACGTTTATAGCAGTGTATGGACAAGAACCAAGATTGAGGTTTTTTCAGAGAACCCTGATCTCTTCTATTTCACAAACGTGACGGATGAAATCAGTATATCAGATTTGGAAGAAATCTCTATATCTTGAAAAATATAGCGGTTTATTCAGATATTTATTACTTTTGCACCGCACATGGCGTTGTGCATATCAGGATCGGGTGGCACCGGCTTGTACCGGACCACCTGTTTTTTAATCCTATGTCAACGAAAAAGTTTGCCATTTACCCCAACTACCGACCCAATATAGCCTGATCTTAATCAATTGCCCCGAATAGGTTGCTTGAAACCCTATTTTTTGAACATCATTTGTCCCTATAAATATAACAGCATTTTGCCCATCACCACTTTCGAATGGAGAATTAG